ATGCTCATGTCAGAGACGCCTGACTCAACAGATACTGAGGCGCTGCGCCTGATGGCAATAACAGCAGCTGTCCATGCCAAGATGGCTAAGTCAAGCATCAAAGAGGCTATACTCAAACCAAGGGCTTTCTCCGGAGTAAACAGAGAGTCATATATTTGGTGGAGAGCAGAGCCTACATCTATACACAAGCAGATAGCCATAGATATTGTCAATAATGGCATAAAAAAAAGCGACCCGAAAATATATGCCTTCTGCAATATGAGCATCATAGCTCCAAAAACAAAAGCATGGTTCAATACGCTGAAGTTCTATAAAAAAATCGGTGAGGTAACATTTTTCTTATTACCATAAATCTAATTCAATGCAACCAATAGGAAAGTATATAGTGGTCTCCGCTATTGACGAGGAGATAAAGACAGACTCAGGCATCATCCTTTCAGGAGAAGATGCGAGTCAATTCAGATACAAAAAAGGCAAAGTAATCAAGCCAGGTACTGACGTGACAGTAATAAAAGAGGGCGATGTTATTTATTACGATAAGGGACATTCGTTCACAATGATCATAAAGAACGAACAGTATACAATCATTAGGGAGTCCGACGTCGTTCTTGTTGAATAGATTTATTCATTTCAATAATCATATTCTTATAAACCTTATCGGTATACCTGACCTTTCGCTTAAACATTGGGTTGTTGCAGACAGTCATTGGTATGTCGTCACCATTTAGCTTGCGGTAAATGTCTTTAACGACCAATTTACTCTTGTCGCTCATTTGGTAAATAATCCTTTTGTTCCCTTCTTTTGGTCTGAATACCTCAAACCACCCCTCACGGAGCAGGCGGTTGAATCTTTCTTTGTCCCAAGACAAGATTTTATCATACCTATCGAATTTTGCTCTGGTAAAATAGCCTTCAGAGTACATAAAAAGCAGAACATCGAGGTCAGCTTGGAAAAGACCAAACTTTGACTTGTAATACTGGCGTATAACTTTCCAATATTTGAGATAATTGATAGGTGTTTTTCGCATTAGATTAAATTTTATAAAATTATTTACAAAGATAATCAGAAATTCTTATTATATTTGACCGAAAATAAATAAAATCTGTCATGGCAAAAGACAAAACCCCAAAAAAAGAGGAAAAAGCTGAAAGCAAAAGCTATGAATATCAGAAAATTGACCTTAAAACAGGGCTTAATGATATTGCTTTCAAGAATAAACAGGTTGAAATGATAAGAAACCTGCAAGAAGAGAACTTAAAGCTAAAGCAGAGTGCAGGTAGACAGAGAAGGCAGGCAGGAATGCCAGATATAAGGGGGCTTCGTGGATTAGAGGGTGATCTTGGAATGCAGTTTAAGAAAAAAGGCTAATATTTATCACAATAAATCAGTTTTTCATGAAAAAGTCAACTCCTAACCTCCCAATGTCATCTCGTTTGCAAGCTCCAGGTGGCGCTAAAGAGATGCCAAAGGCTATGCCTAAAAAAGGCGCTACCAAAAAGGTAACTGCCGGTGCAGCAAAGAAGGCAATGCCTGCTAAAAAGGGATACTAATGAAAATCGACAGCCAAAAGTATATGGGCGAGAATCAGTTGGTCAACAGACTGGCATCGCAGGTAGGATCCATGAAATTGGCTGTCGGTATTCTTAAAAAAAGGGGTGATATGACAGCAGATGGAAAGCTAACAGAGAAAGGGAAGAGGCGCAATGCGATGACAGCAGAAGAAAGAGCAAAAGACAGAGCTGCAAAATCATCAAAACGCAGTCCATCAGAATATAAATACAATCCATTTACAAACAGAGCAACTTTAAAATAACATGGCAAAGACTAAAAAAATCGAGGAAGCTGTCGAGGAAGTACAAGTTGAAGAAACAGTTGAAGAAACTGTTGTAGTTGAAGAAACTCCAAAGATTCAACAAAACGAAGATGGTATCACAGACAGAGCATACACAAGCCAAAAATATAAGAAGTAATGGCCGATAAATCCAAAATGAGCTGCAATAAACCGGTGTCATCAGACAGAGCCGGAAAGAAAATGATGGTCAAAGCTTGCGCCAATGGCCAGGAAAAACTATTGCATTTTGGAGCAAAAGGTTATGGGCATAATTATTCATCAGCCGCACGCAAAAGTTTTAAAGCAAGGCACTCTTGCGATACAGCTGACGATAAGCTAACGCCAAGATACTGGGCTTGTAAGAAACTATGGGCTGGACCTGGTGGCAGCACCGCAAGTAATCCTAAAGGACGACAAGGTAAATACTAATGAAAGACTCCTGCTATAAAAAAGTCAAAGCACAGTACGATGTATTCCCATCAGCAAGAGCGTCACAAGCAATAGCTAAGTGCCGCAAAGCAAGTGGCAATGTGGTGAAGTCAGAGAAGGGTACAAGCCTAAAGAGATGGGAGAAAGAGAACTGGGTTGACACAAGAACAAATAAACCTTGCGGTGCAGGAGGAAAGAACGAGTACTGCCGTCCTACAAAAAAGATTTCATCACAGACACCTAAGACCAAAGGCGAGATGACAGCATCAGAGCTAAAAGCTAAGAAAGCTGAGAAGTCAAGAGTTGGTATGGGTAACAAAATATCAAAAGCATGAGCAAGAGCAAAGGACTCGGTGATACTGTAGAGAAGATAATGAAAGCCACAGGCGTAAAGGCAGCTGTCAAGACAGTAACAAAAGCTGTTGGCGTAGAGGACTGCGGTTGCGACAAGCGAAGAGATACATTAAACAGAATATTTCCATACGATAAAAAATAAAAAATGGCAAACGTAAGAATACAACCAAGCAGAGCGCTGACAGTTATTAAGTCAGACGATGCTGATATACCATATCCGGCAATAGCTGTATCAGGTGTTGATGATACCGTCCCTTTAGGCAATCAACTTATTGACAGCACAAAAGACTTTATAGCATTGCAAATATATCCTGGCAACATTGTATACAACACATCAGTATCTCCTCCTTTAGCAGCTACTGTTGTGTCATTATCTCCATCTTCTCCTGATACGCTTACTCTTAACGCTCCGATATTTACAGGTGCCGGTGACAGCTATATAATCTATCAGTCAAGTCCAATGGCAGGTGGTCAAAACACAGGCTGTGTGCTTTATGTAGGTACAGGTGGTGATGTAACAGTTACAACAGCAGGTAATGATTATGTTACATTTGTAAATGTGCAAAATGGGTCATTTTTGCCAGTTCAAGTGGTAAAGGTTTGGAATGCAGGAACATCAGCTGACATATTAGCCCTTTGGTAAATGCTAACAGTAACAATCACAAACACATTGATGTCAAAGACAACAACTGCTGGAGGAGGTGGTGGAACGTCCCCAGTAAATACTGTTGCTCCGGTTATTTCAGGAAGTGGGATTATTAGCTATCCTCTTTCGTGCGCAGATGGCACATGGACAGGAACTCCTGTAATAACATACACTTATCAATGGAAAAGAAACGGAATAGATATTGTAGGCGAAACCAATTCTACCTACATTTTAGATAATGCAGACTATGGTAATGCTATTACTTGCGAAGTAACAGGGACAAATGCCTTTGGCTTTTCAAGTGCGGTCAGTAATACAATAACAGGAACTGCAATAGCTCCTGTTAACACAGTTGCGCCTGTTATTGCAGGAACAAATGTCGTCGGCTCAACATTGACAACAACAAAAGGAACATGGACAGTAGATCCATCTCCATTGTATACCTATCAATGGTATAGAGGTGCATCCCCAATATCAGGCGCAACTTCAGATAATTACACTCTCGTTCAGGCAGATGCAGCCCAGTCAATAACTTGTGTCGTGACAGCAACAAATGTAGCTGGAACGGCAAGCGCAACAAGCAATGCCCTTACAATTATTGACGCGGACGCACAGGCATTTTTCACGGCAAGTGGCTTAACAGGTGCGACAAACTTAACAGCTATTAACAATTTAGTTGTTGCGCTGAAAGGTTACGGCATTTGGACAAAGATGAAGGCTATCTATCCGTTTGTAGGAGGTACTGCTGCTTTGCATAAATGGAATCTAAAAGACCCACAAGATACAAATGCTGCGTTTAGGCTTGTTTTTGCAGGGGGATGGACTCACGCAAGTACAGGCGCAAAGCCAAACGGTGTAAATGCTTATGCTGATACATTTTTAACACCAAGTACAAGTTTATTACAAAACAGTACACATATTTCATATTATAGTAGAACACAAAGTAATAACACAGAAGTTGAAATTGGGTCTTCAACTGGATTAAATGCAACAGACAACAAAGCTTTATTAGAAATTAGAACAAGCGGAGTTACTTATTATAATATAAATGGTCAAAGTACATACATTACTTATTCTGATGCAGATAGTAGAGCTTTTTATATTGGAAATCGTACTGCATCAAATGTAGTAAATGGTTGGAGAAATAGTACAAAAGTTGCAACAGGAACAACTGCAAGTACTGGATTAAGTACAAGAACTTTTTATTTAGGAGCTTTTGGTTCACAAGCCGCAGGACAATTTTTTTCTACAAAAGAATGCGCTTTTAGTTCCATTGGTGATGGACTAACAGATACTGAAGCAGCAAGTTTTTATACAGCCGTTCAAGCATATAACACAAATTTAGGGAGGAACAATCCATGACACAAGTAGGACTATTAACAGAAGCGCAAAAGGATAGCTTAGTCGGGCAGCTTTACGATGAAGACAGTTATTTTAACCCGATACAGGATATAAATGACAACTGGATTATTTCAGTTGAAGAAATGGAATTTTGCGTAAATCCTGAGTTTCAATGGGTGAAAGATTTGCCGCTTATTCCGTACGAACCGAAACAATCACCGCCATTCCCTCCAATAGAGTAAAATGCTGGGAGGGTTATTAGATGAAGAAGAAAAAAAGTATTTGTCTGATAAGCAATATGATGAATACAAGCCATTTACCCCATTGTTAGACGTAGAGAAGAATTGGATTTTGCCACTATATCAAATATTTGAAAACAAAAATATAGACTGTTGGTGGGTAAATTATTTACCAATAGTTGAATACAAACGATAACCCCATGTTTTTACAAGTACCTCAAGAGGTAAGTTACCTCACGAATTATGGCATATTAGGACTTTTTGCCATACTAATGATAGGCATTATCTATTTTATGGGTAAGCAGTTCTTTATATGGCACCGGAAAAACGAGACCAGAATAGTTGATTTAGAGAAAAAACTTGAGCAGTATTTAAGAGAAGATAGGTCATCTCTTTTAGAAACAGTTACATCAAACAACCATGTCATCGAAAATAATACTGCAATGATGAAAAAACTATTAGGCTTAGTAGAAAAATTTGAGAAATGAAAGAATTTCAAAAAATACTCAAAGATAGAGGTTATTATACCGGAGCCATTGACGGCATAGTCGGACCATTAACACTCGGTGGGGCAAAACAATGGATTGACGCAGAAATGAACATACGAGGCTGGGTGAAGCCGGTAAATGACTTTGTTTGGATTCGTACAGGGCAGAACTTTGATAACAGATTCTCGGACTATGTTGTTAGGTTTCAAAACAGGGTAGCCGACATGATTATGCCCTGCACAACAAAACCCGGTGATTTTTATATCTTCAATCCTTTGACCGTTGGTGGCATAACAGGTGCAGCGGTTGCCTGCGAGCAGCAGGTGATAGGCTCGCATAAGTTCGTCACGTCTGGCAGTTGGTCGTCTTTATGGCTCGGTGCTCCATACTTTTACCAATCGGGAGCAATTGAGATTTATCGGGATGGGAACAAAGACAGAAAGCTCGACAAGACAATCAAAACAAAAGGCTGGTACGGCATCAACTTTCATCGTGGCGGTTTAGGTAGTATAGTAGATCAATGGTCGGCTGGCTGCATGGTCGTTCCTGACGCTCGCTGGTTTGAGGCAATAAAGATATTCCAGGCTAATCAACTTATAAACTTTACACTAATTGAACTATAATGAGAAAAAAATTCAAAGACACTAAGTTTGGAAAGTTCTTAAATGAGAAAGCTCCAAAGATATTACAGACAATTGGAGATGTATTGCCTGAAAGGGGTGCATTGGGCATTGTAAAGAACTTAATCAACTTATCTGATGATTTATCTCCAGAGGATAAAGAAGAGCTTACGCAAGAGCTTTTAAAGCTTGAGGAACTTGAAGTAAAAGACAGAGATTCTGCAAGAAACAGAGAGATAGAAATAGCCAAACTTCACAGATATGATTTCTTGTTTTACCTTACGGGGTTAGTAGGCCTTGCAGCGTTCTGCTTTATGATATATGCCATAGTATATTTACACATACCAACTGATAATAAAGAGGTATGGATACACTTAATCGGTATCACCGAAGGTATTGTAATTTCTATATTTGGATATTACTTTGGTAGTTCTATAAGAAGAAATCAAAATTAAATGTTTATATTTGCTACTTAAATTAAATCAAATCAATTATGACTTACGTTTCAAAAGAAGAACTCGACAAAATTCAAGGCATGAATGCCGATTTCGCTAAAGCCAAAATGGCACTCGGTGAACTTGAACTAAACAAGCAAGGAATACTAAGCAGAATAAATGCTATGCAGCAGGAGTTCCTTGAATACGAGAAGATGCTTATAGTAAAATATGGACAAGACTCAGTAATAAATTTACAAACCGGAGAAGTAACTAAAAAATAAAATGGCAAGAATAAGTACATACCCAGGGCCTTCATCGCCCTCACTATCTGATATGCTTATCGGTACAGATGTGAATGACATGAACGCAACCAAAAACTTTACCATTGGCGACATAATGTCGGTCCCTGGGTCGAGTACGTATGTGCCATATACCGGAGCGACCTCAAATGTTGTGTTGGGATCAAATACAATATCAGCATCAGGTTACATTGTGCCTGGAGGCACAAGCTCTGATTTCTTAAAGGCAGATGGTTCGGTTGATAGCACTGCTTATGTGCCATATAACGGAGCAACAACACAGTTGAATTTAGGGGCGCATGATCTAATAGCGGCAAATATTGTTAGAATAGGAGGACTTTCAACTGAGTTCCTAAAGGCTGATGGATCTGTTGATTCAAGTACTTACCTAACAACATCAGCAGCAGCATCTACTTATGTTCCATATACCGGAGCAACAGGAAATGTTGACTTAGGGATATATAAACTCACATCACATTCACTTGAGGTGACTACTGATGATGTTACCATACCAGGCATACAATGCTTCTCAGGAGATTATTTCGGAATAGGTAGCAATGGATGGACGCAAGTTGGATTTCTTGTTGACTTTATAAACAATGTATATAATCTTGGCGATTATGGGTCATCTGTTAATGGTACTTATATCAAAATTGACGATGCTAATAGCAGAATAGAGCTAAGTAAAGGCATCTATACAAATGCAAGCGAAGGTGCTGTTGGTCAAGTTTTAACAAGTCAAGGGCCTGGCGTTCCTGCAACTTGGTCAACCCCATTTGTAGTTCCAACACTTGGGTCTTTCTATGACACTACAGTGCAGGGAACAGCAGGCACAGCATTTGAGATAATGCAATTTAATAGTACAGATATATCTACAGGCGTATCAATCGTTAATGATGGACTTGGAGACCCAACTAAAATAACATTCTCAGCATCAGGCGTATATAATATCCAGTTCTCGGCACAGCTTAAAAAGACAGGCGGTGCTGGTGCAACATTATTTTATATTTACTTGATAAAAGATGGAACTCCAGTATCTAACTCAGCAACGGCAGTGACACTTGAGAATAATGGAGACCTATTGGTGGCTGCGTGGAACTGGTTTATAACAATACCTTCAATCCCATCATATTGTCAAATAGGTTGGTACACAAATAACGCCAATGGAGAACTGCACTATGATGCAGCACCTGTTGTCGGAATACCTGCTATTCCATCAGTAATACTAACAGTAAATAGAGTTTCTTAATGGACATAAGGAAGATATCGATAGGTCCCGATTACAAATCTGGTGCAATCCATTATATCGTTGGGCAGAAAGTGCTTGGCGATAGTAATGAGATTCATCTTATTAAGAGGGACCATATCAGCTCTTCTATCAAGATATACATAATCAACAAGAAGGGCGAGATAGTCCTTTGGAAAGAATTTAATCAAACGATTCCAACTTCAATCGAATTTAATATAGATTTTTAATGAAATCACCGACTCAATTTATAGTGAAGCCTGTAAATGGAAGTCGATATAACAACACAAAGCTAATAGCCGGCATAGAGTTCATTGTTAATACCTCTGAGGAGGAAGCAAGGTTCTCCAACCGCTATGCTGAAGTTATAGAGACACCACTAAATTACAAAGGGCCGATACAGAATGGGGATACTTTAATAGTTCACCACAACGTCTTTAAGTTCTATAATGACATTAAAGGGAGGCGCAAAAGTGGTAAGAGCTTTTTTAAAGATGACCTGTTCTTCATTGACGAGGAGCAGTTTTTTTTATACAAAAGTGAAGGTAAATGGCACGCTTATGACCGGTATTGTTTTGTCAAGCCACTGCCAACAACTGAGAGTTATATAAAGAAACCGTTCAGTTTAGAACCATTGATGGGTACTATGGTGTACCCTAATGAATATTTAAGAAGTAAGGGTGTCAACGAAGGTGACATAGTCTGCTTCGCTCCAAATGGGGAGTACGAATTTGACATTGATGGTGAAAAGCTATATAGGATGTTCGATCATTTCGTAACAATGAAGCTATGAGCAACAGAGAAATTAAACTCAAAATAATTGCAGCCGGACACAGAGCTATTGAAGAACTGGTGAAAATTGCACAAGAACCTATTTTAGGCTCCGGAGATGATGGTGATATAACAGCAGATAAATTAAAAAATGCAGCCGCTACAAAAAGGCTCGCAATATTTGATGCGTTTGAGATACTAAATAAGATTGAGTCAGAAAGGGAAGCCCTTGAATTTGCAGACAGGGGAATTACTAAAGCAGAATCAAAACAAGGCTTTGCGGAAAGGAGAAGTAAATAAAGACCTTTACTACGTTGTAGAGGATTTGATACCAAAAGCGCCACTTAGCAATAAGAACAGGTCACGCTCATGGCTGTATGGATACAACGAACAGTATGACGTTGTGGTTATTTCAAAGTCTGGGCAGATAGGTCAGGTCATAAATATTTCAGGTGTAAATATTGCGCTACCCCCAATCCCTGAAAGGTCTTACAGAAGAAGCGATATAAAAGCTCAGCAGTATTGGGAACGAATACCGGTGCCAAAAGAACTTGAGAAAATACCCTCAATCTTTGCCTGGAATGAGAAGCCATTGGAGTTTAAAAACAAATGGGTTGATTACATTGAAAAAGAATTTGATAATAGGGAATACGGTTTTTGGTTTTATAATAATGGGGTGCCCTGTTACATAACAGGGTCCCATTATATGTATCTGCAATGGTCAAGTATTGATGTTGGTTATCCGGACTTCAGAGAGGCTAATAGAATATTTTTCCTTTTTTGGGAAGCCTGCAAAGCAGATCCAAGATGTTTTGGTATGATATACCTGAAGATAAGACGCTCTGGTTTCTCATTTATGTCGTCAGCAGAGTGTGTAAACATAGCGACACTCGCAAAGGATTCACGACTTGGTATTTTGTCAAAGACCGGTGCTGATGCTAAAAAGATGTTCACAGATAAAGTAGTTCCTATCAACAGTAAGCTGCCTTTCTTTTTCAAGCCTATCATGGATGGTATGGACAAGCCAAAGACAGAGCTTGCGTTCAGAGTTCCTGCCTCAAAGATTACCAAAAAGAATATGCATGAGATTGGCGACAATGACATAGTTGGTCTGGATACAAGTATTGACTGGAAGAACACAGAAGATAACTCTTATGATGGCGAAAAGCTTTTATTCTTAGCGCACGATGAGTCTGGAAAATGGATTAAGCCAAATAATATTTTAAATAATTGGCGTGTAACCAAAACTTGTTTACGATTAGGTAGTAAGATTATCGGAAAGTGCATGATGGGGTCAACCTCAAATGCCTTAAATAAAGGTGGTGATAACTTCAAGACATTATACTATGACTCAGATGCAACAGTAAGGAATGCCAATGGCCAGACAAAAAGCGGTATGTATGGGCTGTTTATTCCTATGGAATGGAATATGGAGGGGTTTATCGACCGATACGGCTATCCGGTATTCAGAAAGCCGGATGAGCCAGTAGGAGGGGTAGATGGCGGTGTAATTAAAAATGGAGCAATTGACTACTGGGAGAATGAAGTAGATTCATTAAAGAACGACGCAGATGCCTTGAATGAGTTTTACCGACAGTTCCCAAGAACAGAGTCGCACGCATTCAGAGACGAAAGTAAACAAGCGTTATTTAATCTGACAAAGATATATCAGCAAATTGATTACAATGAGTCATTGATAACCGGACAGCATCTAACAAGAGGCTCTTTCTCATGGAAGGATGGAATAAAGGACACAAAGGTTATATGGACACCAAACAGAAGCGGAAGATTTTTGATAAGCTGGTTCCCTCCGGCACACTACATGAATAATGTTGTTGTAAAAAATGGAATAAAACATCCAGGCAATGAGCATCTTGGCTCATTCGGATGTGACCCATACGACATATCAGCAGTAGTAGGCGGCAGGGGATCATGCGGCTCACTTCACGGAATGACAAAGTTTCACATGGATGATGCGCCAACCAATGAGTTCTTTTTAGAATATGTAGCAAGACCACAAACAGCAGAGATATTTTTTGAAGAAATACTAATGGCTTGTGTTTTCTATGGTATGCCAATACTCATAGAGAATAACAAACCAAGACTATTATACCATTTTAAAAACAGAGGATACAGGGGATTCTGTATGAATAGACCCGACAAACAATTCAATAAACTTACAAAAACCGAGCGTGAGCTTGGTGGCATACCAAACTCATCAGAGGATGTCAAACAGTCTCACGCAGCGGCAATTGAGTCATATATTGAGAAGTATGTCGGATTTGACCTTACAGGCACATATAGAGAACCTGACGTGATTGGCAATATGCCTTTCATAAGAACACTTGAAGATTGGGCAAAGTTTGATATAAATGACAGGACAAGGTTTGATGCTACGATTAGCTCAGGACTTGCTATAATGGCAAATCAAAAACACCTTTATATGCCTGAAAAGAAAGAATCAAAAATTATTATTAACTTTGCTAAATATTCAAACGATGGGCTAACAAGTCAACTAATGAAATGAAAGATATAAAGTTAGAGATACAATTTACAGATTTCCCACATCAGTGGGCAACAGATAAAGAAAAGGCATCTGAGGGCTATGGCCTCCAGGTCGGGCAGGCTATACAGTACGAATGGTTTAGAAAAGATGGAACCTCTTGCAGGTATTACAGCCGATGGAGAGACTTCCATAGACTAAGACTATACGCAAGAGGAGAGCAGTCAGTAGCAAAATACAAGAACGAACTTGCTATTGATGGAGACCTATCCTATCTTAATATCGACTGGACTCCGGTTCCTGTTATCCCAAAGTTTGTTGACATTGTAGTGAATGGTATGTCAGACAGGTTGTTTAAGCCAAAAGCATACGCTCAGGATGCAATGTCGCTTGCTAAGCGCAGTAAGTATCAGGACATGATAGAGACGCAAATGGTAGGCAAGCCAATTTTTGAGATGCTTCAGAATTACACAGGTGTCAATCCGTTTATGATGGACCCTGACAAGCTTCCTGAGAATGACGAAGAACTATCATTATTTATGCAGATTAACTACAAGCCTGCAATTGAGATAGCTGAAGAGGTGGCAATCAGTACAATATTTGCCGAGAACCATTATGATGACATTAGAAAAAGGCTTGACTATGACCAAACAGTAATTGGTATAGCTGTCGCAAAACATGAGTTTCTGCTTGGAGAAGGCGTAAAAGTATCTTATGTTGACCCTGCTAATATAGTTTACAGTTACACCGAAGATCCATTCTTTAAAGACTGTTTTTATTGGGGAGAAATAAAGACCGTTCCGCTTACAGAGCTTTACAAAATCAATCCAAAACTAACCAGAGATGACATTGAGCAAATATCTCAGTATAGTCAGACCTGGTATGACTATTATAATGTAGCAAGATTTTATGAGAATAGTGTATTTTATAGAGATACTTGCACTCTGCTCTATTTTAATTATAAGACAACCAAACGAGTTGTTTATAAAAAGAAAACAGTAGAGGGTAGTGGGTTCAAGATGATACCCAAAGACGACAGTTTTAATCCTCCGGCAGAGATGATGGAGGAAGGGGGCTTTGAGAAAGTCGAGAAAACTATTGACGTATGGTATGAAGGTGTCATGGTTATGGGTACCAACTATCTGCTTAAATGGGAGATGGCTGAAAATATGGTAAGGCCTAAGTCAACAGCACAGCACGCTATGCCAATGTATGTGGCTTGTGCGCCAAGAATGTACAAAGGTGTTATTGAGAGCTTAGTTCGCAGGATGATACCATTTGCTGACCTTATTCAAATCACTCACCTAAAGTTACAGCAGGTCATCAATCGAGTAGTGCCTGATGGTGTATTTATTGACGCCGATGGCTTAAATGAGGTTGATCTTGGTACCGGCAATGCCTATAACCCAGAGGATGCGCTAAGACTATATTTCCAAACAGGTAGTGTCATTGGTAGAAGTTTTACGCAGGATGGCGACTTTAATAATGCAAGAGTACCAATTACGCAGCTTACATCTAACTCAGGTGCAGCAAAAACACAAATGTTGCTGGCAAATTATCAGCACTACATGGACATGATACGCACAGTAACCGGTCTTAATGAGGCAAGGGATGGCTCAACGCCTGACCCTAACTCATTAGTAGGATTGCAGAAGTTAGCGGCACTTAACTCAAACACAGCCACAAGGCATATCCTTGAGAGCGGTCTGTTCATCTACCGTAGTCTTGCTGAGGCTATTACTTATCGTGTAGCTGACATTTTAGAGTACGCTGACTTTAAAGAGGATTTTGCAACAAGAATAGGCAGGTACAATGTGTCGATTCTGAATGACATTAAAGACCTTTATCTATATGACTTTGGTATATTCGTGGAAGTGTCTCCGGATGAAGAGCAAAAAGCGCAACTCGAAGCCAATATCCAAATGGCTTTATCGAAAGGCGACATTAACCTTGAGGATGCTATTGATATTAGAGAGCTTAAAAACTTAAAACTTGCCAATCAACTACTCAAAGTTAAGCGCATAAAGAACGCTGAGCAAATGGAGAAAATGCAGATGCAAAAGCAAGCAATGGTAGCACAACAGCAAATGCAGTCTCAGCAGATGGCAGCACAAACAGCAGTGCAAAAAATACAACTTGAAGCTCAGGCAAAAGCGCAGGTCATACAGACAGAGGCAGAGATGTCAATGAAAAAGATGGAATTTGAAGCAAGTATTAAATCAAAGCTGATGGCTGAAGAGTTCCAGTACAGTATAAAGTTGCATGAAATGCAGTATGGCACACTTGCTGCTCGTGAGAAAACTAAAGAAGAAGAAAAGAACAAACGCATTAGCATTCAGAATACACAGCAGTCAAAACTGATAAACCAAAGAAAAAATAACCTACCTCCGGTAAACTTTGAGTCTAATGAGGATAGCTTGGATGGCTTTGATTTAGCAGAATTTAACCCAAGATAGTATGAATCTAATTTTTATTTTATATTTTTGCACAAATAAAATCTACTCAAATGGAATTTAAATCAGTAAAATTAGTCGAAACCGGTGAACAGAAAAGTGTTCAAGAGGTAGAGAAAGAGCTTTTAGAGAAGCATGAGCAGCAATTTCAGGACACTCCACAGGATATTCAAATACCTGAACCGCCTGCTCAAGAGTTCGAATTAAAAGAGGAAGACGTTCTTTCATATATAGGCAAGAGATACAACAAGCAGATCAACTCATTCGACGAGCTTATGTCCGAGCGTAATACCGCTGAGGATATGCCAGAGGATGTAGCTGCTTATATGAAATATAGAAAAGAAACAGGTAGAGGGTTTGAGGACTTTCTCAAGTTGAACAAAGACTTCGACTCAATACCGGAAGAACAGCTTTTAAAGGATTATCTGTTATCAACCCAAGAAGGTCTTGACGAAGATGACGTCGACATGATGATGGACGAGTACAGATATGACGAAGACCTTGACGATGAATCTTTCATAAAGAAAGCGAAAATCGCAAGAAAGAAAGCTGTAAATGAAGCTAAAAAATTCTTCAACACTCAGAAGGAGAAATACAAAACGCCCCTTGAGTCAAGTACGGCAGGTATTCCTCTATTAGAGAAAGAAGAGTTTGAAGCATATCGTGAGTATATCAGAAATGCTAAGACTTACGAGGAAGAAAATAATCGCAAACGTCAATGGTTTGAGAATAAGACTAATGAAATTTTTGACTCAGGGTTCAAAGGTTTTGAGTTCAATGTCAATAATAAAAAGCTTGTTTTCAATCCAGGCGAAGCTGCTGAGTTAAAGAGGTTACACTCTAATCCTGCAAGTTTTATCGGGAAGTTCTTGGATGAATCTGGGATGATAAAAGACGCAGCAGGATACCACAAGGCGTTAGCGGTTGCAATGAACCCTGAGCGTTTTGCAAAGTATTTTTACGAGCAAGGTGCAGCGGATGCAGCAGATGACTTTATGCGTAAGACCAAAAATATAAATATGTCTGAGCGTAAAGCAAATGAGGCAACTAAGGGTAATGATGGTTTTCAGGTTAAAGAGATTAATCCTGACCATGGAAGAAGTTTAAAAATCCGAAGTGCAAAAAGATTGTAAAACATTAAATTATTAAAAAATGCCAAGTGCTTTATTAAACACGCCTACTTATGCGCTGCAACCAGCAGCCGAGAGAATGGCTTTATCAACAAACTATATTACTAACTTCGACTTCTTGAATCAGTATCTTCCTGATACTTACGAGAAAGAATTTGAGCGTTACGGTAATCGTACAATTGCATCGTTCCTTCGTCTTGTAGGTGCTGAGATGCCTTCAAACTCTGACCAAATCAAATGGGCTGAACAAGGTCGTTTGCATATCAAGTACACGAATGTTGTGGCATCAGCTGTTGCAGCTGGTGTTGGTACATTTACAATTACTGCTGGCCCTACATCCGGTATAACATCAACAGCTATTAGAGTAAACCAAACTGTATTCATTCAAGTGAATGCTACAGGCGTTTACAATAAAGCTATTGTTACAGCTATTACAAGCCCTACTGGTGGTCCTTACACTTTTACAGTTGCATTCTATGAAGCAACAGTAGTTATTGCAAATGCAGATGTTTGCACTGTATTTATCTACGGTTCTGAATTCAAGAAGGGGACAACCGGTATGGTGGGGTCTTTGGAATCAGAGGATGTATTTTTCTCTAACAAACCAATTATCCTAAAAGATAGATATGCTATCAGCGGATCTGATATGGCTCAAATTGGTTGGGTTGAAGTAACAACTGAGAATGGTGCTACTGGCTACCTTTGGTACCTAAAGTCCGAGCATGAGACTCGTCTTCGTTTTGAGGACTATATGGAGACTGCTATGATTGAAGCTGTTCCTGCCGCTGCTGGTTCTGGTGCTGCTAACTTCTTGGCAACAGGTCTTGCTAATGAGGCAGGTTCTGAGGGCGTATTCTACGCTGTTGAGAATCGTGGTAATGTATGGGGTGGTGGTGTGCCAACATCTCTTGCTGATTGGGATACAATCGTACAGCGTCTTGACAAACAAGGTGCTATTGAGGAGAACGTAGTATTCTGTAACCGTGACCTTAGCTTTGCCATTGATGGTATGCTTGCAGGTCTTAACGGTGCTTCTACTGCTGCTGCCGCTACTCCTTCATACGGTGCTTCATACGGTCTATTTGACAATGACGTAACTATGGCTTTGAACCTTGGTTTCTCAGGTTTCCGTCGTGGTTATGACTTCTATAAGTCAGACTGGAAATACTTGAATGACCCAACTATGCGTGGTGGTCTTTCAGCTGCTGCTGCAACTGCTACTGGAACAATAACAGGTCTTTTAGTTCCTGCCGGTTCTACTTCAGTTTACGACCAAATCATGGGCAAAAACGCTAAGCGTCCATTCCTACACGTCCGTTACCGTGCAACTGAAACAGAAGATCGTCGTTACAAAACTTGGATTACAGGTTCTGCTGGCGGTGCGCAAACAAGTGACTTAGATGCAATGGAAGTAAACTTCCTTTCTGAGCGTTGCGTATGTACTCTTGGTGCAAACAACTTTGTACTCTTTAGATACGGTTAATCTTTATTGCTTTGGAGGGCGTTTTTATAGCGCCCTTCTTTTTTAAAATCTAATTAAATTGAATAATATGTCAGAGAAAAAGTATGTCGATAAGATATATCGATTAAAAAATGGTACTCCATTGTCGTACACATTAGTATCAAGGAATAATCCAAAATATCCATTGATGTGGTTTGATGAAGCTAAGGGTGTAAATAGGGCATTAAGGTATGCTTCAAATCAAAAGTCACCTTTTGAGGATGAGCAAGACTCAAATGTAATACTTGAACCAATTGTATTTGAGGATGGCTTTTTAACTGTCGCAAGAACAAATCCGGTGCTTCAGGCATTCTTGCATTACCATCCAATGAATGGAAAGGTATTTGAAGTTGTTGACAAAGAGAAAGACGCAAAAGAAGAGGTAGAAGAACTTAACCTTGAAGTTGATGCTTTGATACAAGCGAGAAGTCTATCTATTGAGCAGCTTGAGATGATGACAAGGGTGCTATTTGGTAAAGACCCTACCACCATTACAACTGCTGAGTTAAAGCGTGATATATTGGTATTTGCTAAAAACTATCCGCATGATTTCTTACAATCGTTTAATGACCCTGAGCTTAAATACCAAGCTAAAATCAGATCGTTCTTTGAATTGAAATTATTAGTAACCAGAAATAATAACAGGGAGGTATGGTATAACACGCCTACCAATAAAAAGAAAATGTGTTCGGTTCCATATAATAATGACCCATATGATTTTGCCGGTCAGTTCCTGCAAAGCGACGAGGGTTTAGATTCACTCAAGATGTTAGAAACATTTTCTGAATCATAAAACAAAAACATAAAGAGGGTGAAATATTCCCTCTTTTTTTTATATTTGTAAAAAAATACAGATGATAAACTCAGTAAGAAATACAGTACAAGGTGTCCTTAACAAGAACAACTATGGGTATATCTCACCGCAAGACTTTAACCTCTATGCGAAGCAGGCACAGATGGAGATATTTGAGGAGTACTTCACTGCTTACAACAAGGTCATAAACATGGAGAATGCTCGCATGGCAGGCACTGACTACGCTGATGTAGAGCAGCCATTAGCTGAGGTGCTTGAGTATTTTCTAAGGTCTGACTTTTTAGTTCCTATCCTTACGCCATCTGGATTTACAGTTAATCAGTTCTCTGCCCCATCACTTATAACAGTAGGCTATGACTACTACATGATTAACAAGTTGTTATGCTATACAATAAAAAGAGCAACAGGGCAAAACACAGCAACTGTTCCATTAAACCAATTGATTGACTCAGGCGCAAACTTTGTCAATGCAGGAGTGGTCTATGGTGACGTTGTTGTCAATCTAACGACATTAGAGAGCGCAACAGTTATGGCAGTAACAGCAACTGCACTTGATATTTCAGATGGCATATTCCTTGCGATAGGACAAGATTATGCGGTATATGCAGCATCATCTGCAACTGACGCTGAGAAGGTATCGGTAGGTAAAATTACGATGCTCAACAACTCATTACTTACTTCCCCATCGACAATATTTCCTGTATACACATTGAATAATTTAGGCACTATAACAACTTATCCGAATAGCATTGCAGGATATGGCGCTATAAATGCAACCTATTTCAGATACCCATTAGATCCTAAGTGGACATACACAACACTCACAAGTGGGGAGCCGGTATTCGACCAAACACAGATTGACTACCAAGATTTTGAACTACCTCTTGAAGAAGAATACAAGCTCGCACAAAAGATATTACAATACTGCGGAATGACAATCAGAGAAGTAGAGGTGGTTCAATACGCATTAGGCCAAGAAGCAGCAAGAACAGCTAACACTTAAAATAATAATCAATGCCATATATATCACAGTTTCAGTACTATACCAATAATGGTAACGCTCCGACAGATGCCAATTGGGGGTCATATCAATACGTCAGTCTGTTTGACATTGTCAATAACTTTCAGTTGATGTACACCGGAAATCACTCATTGGTAAATAATGAGGAGCGATACAAGGTATTATTTCATGCCAAGCGTGCAATCCAGGAACTAAACTATGACGCATTCAAAGAGATTAAGGTTCTTGAGCTTAGCGTCTGCGACCAATTAAGATATGTGCTACCATCGGATTATGTCAACTGGGTGCGCATCTCGATGTATGCTAATGGTGTACTCTATCCACTTACTGAGAATATTCAAACATTATCAGCTAAGGCATATCTTCAAGACAATGACTGCAATATTTTGTTTGACCAAAATGGCAATATCCTTGAGCCACAGTACTCAAATATTGACTACGAGAGAATAAAAGGAACCAAGAAAAGTATCTACCTCAATCAAGGGCATCAATTTCATGGACATGAAGGATATTGCTGTGATGGTAATTGGTATTTTGAGCATGGTATAGGTGCCAGATTTGGGTTAAATACCGAGACAGCTAACCGCAACCCTACGTTCAATATTGACAAAAAAGCAGGGGTTATAAACTTTGACAGCGCAATATTAGGATATTGCCATAGCAATAATAATGACCCGAACCACCACCATAGTGCTGCAACAGTTATACTTGAGTATGTGAGCGATGGTATGGAGAACGGTAACGATGCTGCTGTAATGGTCAATAAATTATTCGAGCAGTATATTTACGCCTCTATCAGATATGAGATACTAAACGCAAAACTAAACGTGCAAGAGTATATTGTAGCAAGAGCCAGAAAAGAGAAGCAGGCGCTATTAAGAAATGCAAAAATAAGAATCAGTAACATCCATCCTGGCAGACTTCTAATGAACCTGAGAGGCATGGACAAGATAATTAAATAATGGCAAACTTTACGAGGAATTTTATCGCTGGTAAAATGAACAAAACATTTGACGAGCGATTTGTGCCTGATGGCGAGTACATTGACGCTATGAATGTCCGCATGGGGTCAACTGAGAAGTCAGAAGCAGGTGTCATTGAAAACACTAATGGAAACTTACCTCTGACAGCTCTTGAGTACAATGGAAAGCCATTAAGTTCATACGCAAGGTGTATTGGTGCCATTGAGGATAGTGCCAAAGAGACTATTTATTGGTTTGTACATGACTCACAGTTTCAGTCAACAACCGGTAAGCTTGACTTAGTGGTATCGTTTAATGTAGTTACGCAGTTGCTTACATATCACATCATTAGTGTTGACGATGGTGGTGGTGTCAATACTACATTGAATTTCAATGAGCAATATCTCATTACCGGTATCAACCTGATTGAGGACTTGTTGTATTGGACTGACGACTATAATCCTCCAAGGTTTATAAATGTAAAGACTGGCTACGCTAATCCTAACGGTGCAGGTATTGACTACAACGGACAGCCTGATTTGCTGTATGAGACAATACAGGTTATTAAGAAGCCACCTACCTCAGCACCTACGTTAAGTTTATTGAATACTGTTGGTGAGGAGAATTATTTACAGGACAGATTTATCTGCTTTGCGTATAGGTATCAATATGCGAATGGCCAATATAGCGCAACGTCACAATGGACAGAGCCTGCATTTTTGCCATCGCCTTTTTCTTTTAGTAAAGATTCTTTTTTGAATGAAGGAATGGTCAATGATTATAATGGAGTAAATGTAAATTATAATTCAGGAAGTTCGTTAGTTATTGGAATTGATATTCTATTCAAGGAAGCAACAGGAAATGTGATTAAGGTTATTGAGAAACTTAATAAAAGCATCATTGGATTATCTAATAACACTACTTATTCGTACTTTTTTAATAATAGTAAAATCTATACAATCTTGCCAGAGTCAGAGCTGCTTAGGCTTTATGACAATGTGCCAAGACTTGCTAAGGCTCAGACAATTATGGGCAACAGGCTCATGTATGGCAACTACGTCGATGGATATGATTTAGTTGACAAAAATGGGTACCCTGTATTATTAGAATACACAACAAGCTTAATTACAGAAGAGATAAATACTATTCTTGTTCCTACAACATTAGATTCCACCACATATACAATAGATGGATCGCAGACAATTGCAAATTCTTCTTTAATTATAGATTTTACTGGAATAAATTTAATACAAGGATCTCTTATTACTTTTTCCGTTTCGGTTTTTCATGATTCATTTAGTGGGACACCTCCATTTCCTACTCAAACAACAGGAACCACTCAAATAAACTTTTCAATATATCTTCAAAATACATACAGCTCTGTTTATGCCTTTGCAACAAGTACAGAATTTATTGATGCAATAGGGACTTCTTTACCAGGAGGCAATATACAATTAGTGTATAATCCAAGTGGGAATGATTCTTGCGATGGACTTACGTTTACGGATTCATATAATTGTAGCCTTCCATATTTTTTAGGAACTCTTGTTAAGATTAACACAGGGACAAGTTTTTTAGGTCAAGCTATACAAATAATTTCTACTCCATCTTCAAATGATATAAAGCTTGTATTTTTAGCTGCAAAGTATGTTGATAATCCAACTACTCCAACTCAAAATGTTTATGAGTATTATAAAATATTAAATCACTCGGTACAGTATTTTGGAATTGGTGTCCCTAAAAGCTTACATAGCAATAGAGGATATGAGATTGGTATTGTATACATGGATGAATATTTAAGGTCAACTCCTGCAAATGTCAGCCAGTTTAATAATGTATTTGTGCCATGTTCTTATTCTAAAAACAAAAATTCAATTACTGTCACTATACCGCCATCTCAAGTTGCGCCTTATTGGGCTACAAGATATAAATTTGTATGCAAGTCAGACCAACATAGATATGAGACTATATATTCAAGCGTTTATTTTGAGGACCCAGGTACAGGAGATGTTTATTTTTTATTAGAAGGAGAAAACGCAAGGAAAATAGAAGAGGGAGATAGGTTAATCGTAAAGGCAGACTCATCAGGCCCTAAAGATAGTTGTGTGTATGTAACAGTATTAACAAAAGAATCAAAGTCATCTGGATTTATAACTCCTGCGAATAATGTTGTGCCTCCTGCTGGAGTTTATATGAAAATCACATCAGACGAATTACTTGTAAATACAAGCGCTTCGTCTAATATAAATAGATTTAGCCATAGATACGCATCTTCTGGAAATCCAAATCTTAACATATTGATGAATATTCCAGGGACAGATCCATTGTTTCCGAGTTGGCAATATGTAGATTATATTGTTCCTGCTGGAAGTGTAATAAAGTTCAAAATAAAAAATCAAGTAAAGGGGGACCTTGTATGTCTTGATAAATTATATACTTTTGAAGGAGAGTTTATATCTAAAAACGACTATAATAATATTTATCTTTGGTTTATAGGGGATGGTATAGCGGCAGAAATTATAGGCAATGCTGTAAATAATTATGGTGTTACTTTTTTGCCAGGAATAGGGCCAATTCCTTCTCCTCCATTTCCTGGCTATGACCCAACTTATGACATAGTTTATAAGTTTGATAGAGATTTAGTTACTAATAAATTAACATTAAACTTTATAGGATTTTCGGCTTGTAATACTTGGTTTCCAAGTAATAGAACTCAAAGCTCAATATCAGTTGAATTTGACTTTACATCTGATTCTAATTACATATTTATCTTTGAAACAGAGCCAACGGATACATTGCCCGATGTCTTTTTTGAGAACGAACTATCATATCCAATTGATGCCAATGGTAATCACTTGTCGAATGGATTAGTAGGCGATCAATCTCAAAATATCGCTTTGGGCGTTCCTGCCATTATTCAGACAGGGTTCTTCAACTGTTTCTCCTTCGGTAACGGTGCCGAGAGTTTCAAAATCAGAGACTCATTAGTTGGCCGTGACTTTAACTTAGGCAACCGTGTGACCACAGTAGCAGCGCAGGACTACAAAGAGTCAAGACGCTTTGCTGACATCACATATAGCGGTGTGTACAACCCTGAGACCAATGTAAATAAGCTCAATGAGTTCAACTATGCCCTTTTAAACTACAAGAACCTTGAGCTGTCATTTGGGGCAGTATATATCCTTGATGGGCGTGAGACTGACGTGTTGGTACTACAAGAAGATAAAGTATCTTATGTACTTGCCGGAAAGAACTTACTATCTGATGCCGCAGCAGGTGGTGCCATTACCTCAGTGCCTGAGGTGCTTGGAACACAGATAGCAAGAACAGAGAAGTATGGCATAAGCTTTAACCCTGAGAGTTATGTACAGTGGGGTTATGACCGATTCTTTACAGATGCTAAGCGTGGAGCTGTTCTTCAACTCAAAGGCAACTCATACTCAAATGAGCAAATAGTTGTCATATCAGAGCAGAATATGCGGACATGGTTTAGGGATGAGTTTATTGAGACATTCAGTACACAAAAGCTCGGTGGCTTTGACCCATATATGAACGAGTATGTTCTGACAATGAATGACCGAAAATTGCCACAAGAAATAGACTGTATCAAATGTGGCATTACTCAGACATTTACCTTTGCGCAAGGTGCAGGCATAAAGGTAGATTATGAATATTGTGTAGGCCTTGGGATAGCGATAGGTGATGTTGTTGTTCAGTGGGATGTAATTAGTATTGACATAGATACGAAGTTTGATATTATAGCCACCTATGATGGAAATTCATACCCATCAGGCTCTCAAAATAGCTCAGGCTCACTTTCATTCTTTAAGAATAATCAATCTCCTGATAGCGTAGATATATATATTGCGACAAACGGAAATGTTGTCTTATCAGTAACTGTTTACTGTCCTCAGGAAGAGCCGATGACATTAGTTCAGGTGGTATGGACAAACAACAATGATGCAGGGTCGATTGCAATGAAGCAATTTAATTATGTGAATGGAATGTTCACATCTCCATTACAGACAGCATTGATACCTTTTGCATCAGGTACCGGCAACCCATTGGTGTCATATTATCTTGTGACAAATGGCTTTGAGGGACAAGGGCCAATACCGGTAGCCGGATCAACAATGACGCTGAAGATAAATGAGAACTTCCCTTGGGTGTCATTCACATTTAATCCATTGGTTCATAAATTTAAATATGCAAGGACAAATGTGCTATATGGTAGCAATGACATTGATATGCAGGCACTATTGGCTGTATCAACAACTGCAACACCAATTACTACACCAATGTCCGGTGTGTATGCTGCTGACTTCATAGTACCGCCAAGTGCAAACGGTCAGTACCTGTACATTATTTGGGACCTAAGACAAAGCTATGGAGCGCAATTATGCTATGGCGAAACACTTGAAGAGGTTTGTTGCGAGTGTGTACCATGCGAAGAAGAATGCTCTCAGTATGTATTCATAAACCCTGAGACTCAAGAAACAAATGCTGAGGTTATTTTCCCATCAGGTAGCTGTTATGTTCCGGAAGGATTCACTCAGATAATAGAGCCAGGAGAAGCCTTTAGTTTCTGCTTGCCAAACATAAAAGACAATTATATTATAACACAAGGCAATCCTGTTGTGTACATGGAGAGCTGTTTCTGCGGAGGATAATTATGCCAACTCAACAATCATTCTATTTAAACGGACCAACATTGTCAACCGCTACCACTGTATTCTTGGATAGTGGTATGACATTATGCGCACCTGATGGATACTACTCAGATGGCACAGTAGCAAGACAACAATTTAATTGCGTGCTATTGCCAGCTGAAGCTTGCCCTACTTGCGGAGAAGCTTGTAAGGATAATATTGTCGACCTTACATCAAATGAGGGTGTTTATTACACAACGTTTTTTGTTGGTAATACAGTGAATGACACCGGTGCAATTATCATTACATTTGATGTAGACAACAGCGTGTCAGGAATAAAGGCAATATATAATGGTATTGACTACAATGCGCTTAGCTCGCCCATATATGGCTATCTTGCAGGGACAGCAGGTCTGTACACTTACATAGGCGGCAACTCTTATGACTGTGGCATTGAGGGGTCAACATATACACTTGACGAGTACATATACAATGCTCCTGTCTACGACCCACTTGGAACTACCACAAATATAACAGTAACAACAGGCGAATATAAGATAACATCGGGCGACCCAGGTGTATGTGTGATGGTGATACCAAAAACGTCAACTATGCCTGATACGATTGACATAGCTATTGTCGGTCCATGCGAAGGCTCGAAAGGTATACTCAGTGTGTCGTGTCCATTAAAGCTACCCTCATTCTTAGGAACTTTTGGTGTAGCTGAGCCAAGTACTTTATTTTGTAACCTACCCTATAATGTCACTTACTATGTTGTGCCGGTCAATGGTGATGGCATAACACTTGGTCTGTACGATTGGGTGTTCAGTGATATTAACGGAGCCAATGTACTGCCTGATGGATATTACCGCTCATTAAGTGTTCCTGTACCATACGATACCTTTGAGGTACAGAACGGTGTCATTATAGCATTCCATACATTCTGCGCAGCATAAAACAATAAACAATGCCAGCAACAAACGGTGAGTTTAAAACACTTACATACAGCGAAGCAGTAGCCGGATGGCCTTCGTTTTATTCTTATAATCCTGACTGGATGATAGGAATGAACCAATACTTTTACACCTTCAAAGGTGGCAATCTGTACCGGCACAATGTCAATTCGCTCAAGAACACATTTTACCAACCTTGGTGGACACTAATAGGTGACACAGCAGGAGCATTTACGCCATCAAAAATGCACAGTGTATTCAATACCGTTCCGCTTGAGAATAAGCTATTTAAGACACTAAACATTGAGGGTGATGCAGCATGGGGCGCTGAGCTATTGACAGACATACAACAAAGCGGCTATATCTTACAGCCATGGTTCGAGAAGAAAGAGCAGTCATTCTTTGCCTTTGTCAGGAACAACAGCATAGGCGAGCTGCCAATACGCAGCACTAATGGTATCGGTGCCAGCTACCAGATAAATATAGCAGGAGATACTATTGACTTCTCAATTACACCACTTGTTGACCTTGGCACAATAATGAGCATAGGTGACTACTTGTACTTTATGGTACCACCTACTCCATCGCCAATGTTTTTAGCCGGAGAGATAACGCAAATTAACAGGAACTATAAGCTTGGTATAAACCAAATAGTTATAGACACAACTATTCCTGGCACAACTCCAATCACTATTCCTAATGCTTATTTCTTCTATACCAAGAACTCAGTAGCTGAGTCGCATGGTGTACTTGGGCATTATTGTGAGTTTATTTTAGAAAATAGTTCAACAAGCAAAATAGAATTATTTGCAGTAGAGTCTGAAGTTATGAAATCTTTTCCATAATTTTGTGGTATGCTTAACGTAAGACCATTAACATACGAGGATTATGACGACACCTTAAAGGGGTGGTGGGCTGACTGGGGATGGACGGCACCGACAAGGGACTTCTTGCCGGATGATGGTGAGGGTGGTCTAATGATATTAGATGGTGACGAGCCGATATGTGCAGGGTATATGTACGCAACCAACTCAAGAGTGGCGTGGGTTGACTGGATTATCTCAAATAAGCAGTACCGGAAAAAGCCACAGAGAGGAGAGGCAATAAGTATGCTCATATCAACACTTACGGAGATAAGCAAAAACTCAGGCTTTAAGTATTGTTACGCATTGATTAAACACCAAAATCTTATTGAGACATACAAGGAACTTGGCTACACAAAGGGCGATGAGTATGTCGGTGAGATGATAAAATTACTATAATATGGCAGCGACAACAGCAGCAATAGCAGGTCTTGTAGCAACAGGCATATCAACAGGTATGTCATTCTCTCAGGCCGCCAAACAACAAAGACTTTACAGACAAGCAAATGCCAAAGCCGAGCAGGCAATGCAGGAGGCAAGGAATAAGCTTGAGGTAAACTACATGGACCAGCTCAGTATTATGAAGGAGCCTTATGAGCTACAAAGACAGGCAATGCTTGTACAGGGCGCTCAGTCATTAGAGGCTGCCAGAGAGGCTGACAGGGGCGCTGCGCCTACGGCAGGTAGACTACAAGCCATGCAGAACGAGCAGCAAGCAGGCATCAGAACAGCAATGGGTCAAGAGCTTATGGCACTTGAGAAGCTGTCAGCTGATGAGGAGTCAAGGCTTAGGGACATCAATGTACAACTTGACTTAGGTGAGGTTCAGGGTGCGCAACTTGCAGCTGCTGACGCACAGGAAGCAAAAGCCGCTGCAATGACACAAGGGTTTCAGGGTATGACTCAAATGGCAGGCTATGCTGCTGACTTGGTGCCACTCTATATGCAGACAGCAGCAGGCAAGCAACTGGGCAGACAAGAGGCGGCATACTATAAAGCAGGTGAGGCAGGTACATTACCTAAAGAGTTTTATACATCAGATGGTAAGCTTAAAAATTTCCAACAAGCTATTGGCACTAAATATGGTGAGCAATTTTCTTCAATGGAGCCTTCTGAGTTCCAAGATTACATGAGTGGTCTTTCCAAGCAAGATATAAAAAGGAGGTTTAACCCATTGGAGTTTCAGTTTTATACCCCATATAATCCTATTACTAACCCACTTGATGTTAGTAAATTCAATAAATAATCTATGGCTACAAAAGCATTAGAGACATTATACAATTGGGCTAAGTCAACAGGCTATGAGAGAAGTATTGATGACTTTTATAACCTGCTTAATACCAATAAAGAGGCATTGGCTCGCGTGTACAACCATGCAAAAGAGACAGGCTACCAAAGTGACGAGAATGCTTTTGCTAAACTTGTTGGCTTACAAGCTCCTCCTATTGAGCCTATAAGACGCTCAGAGGAAGGAGCAGCTCCTGTTGTCTCACAAGAAGGAGAAGTGGCAGAGCAGCCTATGACAGCTGCTGAAATACCGGTTGAGGCGACCGTTGAAACAACTGTCGAGACGCCAGTAAAAGAGGTCACATCAATACCTGCGCTTGAGGCTGACTTAAATAATAAGCTATTGCCTGTTACTGAGAAAACAGTAATAAAAGAGGTTCCGGCAGAGTCGGACAAAATGGTTATAAAGTCACCCGAAAAAAAGAAGGACTTTTTAGAGGCAGCAGATGAAGTTCTTTATAGGATTTACAACTCACCAGGCTATCTTAAAAAGCTTGAGAATGAGATAGCGCAGAGTAAGGATTTTAACAAGGACTATGACCCTAAGGTATTAGAAAGTCTTGAAGAAAAAACTCAAGATGTTATGAAAAAAATAAGAAGGTTAAAACCTGGGACAAAAGAAGAAAATATATTGATGCAAGAATTAATGAGTTTAGGAGAACAAAAAGCAGATATATATTACAATCTTTCTTTAGTTGGTGGGCAATACAATACTGATGAATTGATAAATGAAAGAAGAAAAAGAGTAGAAGCAACTCCTGTTGAATTAAATGAAGAAGCAAATGAAGAAGGAAATGCTGGATTTATGACAAAACAATTTACCAATACTCCTCCTTGGAGACAACATGAGTTTGGAGAAGTTGATGAAACAGTAGAGGAATTTGAAAAAAGATATGAAAAGAAAAGACAAGAAGAAAAAGAATTTTCATTAAAAGATCAACCTTTAGAAACATCAATAAATTTAAATGTAGAAGAACATAAAGGTCCTATTCTTAAAACAAATGAATATTCTCCAGAAGATTATAGGTCTGATATAATGGCAACCACAATTGAAGAAAAAGAACACGCAGCTCATGTTCCTTTTATAAGAAAAGGTACTCCAGGTCAAAAATATCCAACAAACATTACTCCTTATGCTGTTGATATAATAGACCAAAATACAGTTATTGACGATGATTATCTTAGAATACCAACAGAGGTAATAGCAAAAAAAAGAGCTACCGAGGTAAATCTAATAGGAAGGGGATTATTAAACCCAGGCGAAGATGTTAATGAATCGCATTTTAGAGAATTATTAAATAGACCTGACTTGCCTATGAATGTTACTCAATTGTTAATGTCTGTAAGTGGTGTTGGATATGATGAAAAAGATGATAAAATTACTGCAACAACTAAAAAAGTACAAAATGAAATACTAAATAATCCTAAACTATACAAAGAGGCATTACAGAGATGGTTAAATATAATGAACAAGATTGCATATAATGATAAGAAATCATTTGATGCTAATCCTTTTAAAATAACAACAGGATAAATCTATGGCTACATATTTTGGTTACGTTGAAAGGGAAGCCGACAGTTATGTAAACTGGGCTGATGTTGGCAGGAATATGTCTGCCACTATTGACAATATTCAAAGAGTAAGAGACGAGAAAAAGGCACTCATTGAGAAGGCCTATAATGAGGACCTTGACTACATTCAGTCAAGACCTGCCGGTGAGCATGAGACATTGAACTCATGGACATTAAATTTTGGCAATACATCTGCCGAGAACCTAAAGCTCAAATATAGTCAGCTCAAACAAGGGAAAATATCAGTTAATGACTTTGTTAGGTTCAGACAGAATTTAACCGACTCAGTAGAGAAGATATACACAGTAAACAGTCAGCTGCAAGAGGCTTTCAAAAAGGTCAATGACAGGACAAAGGCAGGCGAAAACCAATTACTTGAAAGAGAAACAAAGGTTCTCCTTGAGAAGTATGGTGCGCTTGAAAATACATTGCCTTATGTCAATGGCCTTACCGGAACAGTAGCAATTGGTCTGACTGAGATAACAAAAGATGCTGAGGGCAAAGAGACACGAAGATTACGTCAAGATGATGACGCATATCTTACGCCACAGCAATTGCAAGCTGCCGCTATGCAGGAATTTAATGCTTATAATGAGCAGGCGGACTTGGATAAATGGGTTGAAGGAACTGGCACGGTAGTTCAAGATTTAAGAGAAATTGGAGGCGAAAGACTTGCAGGGATGATTACATCAGTAACTGATGTTACAAGCGAAAGAATATTATCATTAGCAAAGGACCTTCCAGAGGGTAGTAAGTTATCTGAAGCTCAAATGAAAGCATTAGAAGCCTATGTAGCTGATTTCAAAGAAGGTGAAATGGGTTACATAAATGGCATTATAGCTAATCCATATCAGGCATCTGCTTTGCTCACGGATAGAATAAAATCAAAAAATGGTAAGATATATAATATTGTCTTTAACAAGGCTGATCAAAAGACTGAGTATGATTTATATGTAGAAAAAACACCAGAGGGGAAATTCACGCCTATTATTGATGAGAATACAGAGGTAGGTAAAAAACAAAAAGAAGTCCTTGTTGATTTCCTTCAAGGACAACTTAGGGTTAAGTATGACCGAAAAGTAGAAATGAAGCCATACAACGAACCAACTCCTCCAAGGCCTATTGTTCAAGGGGGCGGAGGCGGAGATGGTAGAAGTGCTGAATGGTATGGAGGACTTGAATCTTATATTACAACATTTGAAATGTATCATAAATTATTTACTGGGGACTTTGATCAAAAGCAAACTATTTTAAATAATTTTAAACAAGCTGCAAAAGTAAATTCAGATAATACTTTTTATGACAAAGATACAGGGGAATTGGTAATTACTCCATCAGACCCAGATAAAGAAAAAATTGTTTATAATTTTAAAAATCCTCCAGTTGGTGTAGATACCAGGGACCTTGTATTTTCATTAATGAATCTTATAGACCCAAATTTAAATTCAAAATATGGTGGATATGCTAAAACAATTCCAATAAAAGAAATAAATACTAATTTACCAATTGACAAACAAATACAGACAGCAGAAGAAAATTTAAATCGTCTTAAAAAAGAAAAAGGAAAAGGGGGTATGTTTAATTATATATATGAAGCTCAAATACCTGGAGCCGAAAAAACATTAAAAGATTTAAAAAGTGAACAAGAAAGAATGAGAGGAAGGCAAGGACAAGGACAAGGTATCAATTATGGTGATAAATAAATATATATAAAATGGATGAAGAAGTAATAAATGACTTGTATAACAGAGCAAGGTCTAAAGGATATAAAAAAAGTTTAGATGAATTTATATCTCTGTTGCATAGCGATCAAGAAGTTTTTGATGATATGTATGGATATGTCCAAAGTAAGGGATATAAGAAAGGAACGGAAGATTTTTCTGCCCTTATAGGTAAGACTCAATCTACGCAACA